GGGGAGCACGGTCGGGCCGGGGCGGGGGGCCTAGCGGACGATCGCGCGGTGGACGTCCGCCTGGGCGGAGTAGGTCACCAGCACCTTGCCCGGGTAGTCCCCGTCCGAGGGCTGTGCCTGGTCGGCGGAGAACCGGAACACCTTGGCCGCGCCCGCGGGGACCGCGGACCCGGCGTCCGGGAGGAGGAGCCCGCCCGAGGTGTAGTAGGAGTCCGCGGTGACCGTGATGGAGCTGACCGAGTCGTTCTGGACCAGGAGCCGGTCCCCGGGGTTGACGACATCGCCCTCCGCGGTCGGGTTCGTGCTCCAGGCGGGCGCGACGGTCGCGCCCAGGGCGTTGCCCGAGGGCGGGTTCGTGAGGTCGGTGGTAGCCATGACTCAGTCCCCTCTCACGGCCGCGAGAACACGGGCGGGCCCTGCCAGGGCCACTCGATCTCGGTCACCTCGGTGGTCCGGACGTCGCCGCCGACGTCCGGCGCCTTGATCTTGACCTCGCCCGTCCACCGGACGTGCTCCGCCGCGATGTCGGGGTGATGGTCGATCACGCACGGGACGGTCTCGCCGTCGTGCTCCCAGCAGAACGCCGAGATGCCCGCCGAGCGCCAGTCGGAGAAGAACGTGGCCTGGAGCGAGTAGTCCGGGTCCGTCTCCTCGTTGAACTCCTCGCCCGGGACATAGACGTACTGCTTGTCCCCGTCCTCGGAGTTGTTGACGATCCTCCACGTGTTGCACTGGACCTGGAACTCGGTCCCGTCGATGCTGAACGTCAGCGTCTTGAGCTTGCGGTTGTGCGCCGTCACAGCGAGCACTCCAGAAAGTAGGCCGGGAGCGGGGTCGTGCCCGTCCCGGACGAGACGAACGCGCCGGGCGTCGCCCGAGTCACGATTGCGTCCGGAGCCGCCTCCACTGCGGCCACCACGAGGGGGACGAGGCGGAGAAGCTCCTCCAGTGCCCGGTGGTCCTCCGGACCGGACACGACGATGGCCAAAGGTGCTGTGAACCCGTCCGGCTCGCCGTCCCCGAACGCCCCCCACGTGAACGTGGGCGGGAGGAGGACGACCGCCGGGGGCCGGATCGGGAGGAGCGGCGAGGCGACCACGGCCAGGTCCGTCGTGTTCTCGGTGAGCGCCGCGAGCACCTCGTCCGAGCGCGTGGCCCAGTCCTGGCCGCTCACGAGATCACCGACTTGCGGAACTGGCCGATGCGCAAGAGCCGGTCGATGTCCCGGTCTCCGCTCCCGATCCGGTAGAGCCCCAGTTCTCCCGCCTGGACCAGGCCGTCCGGCGTGTTCCGGCGGGAGTACCAGCGTCGTGCCAGCATGATCGTTCCGAGGCGTGCGCGGGGCGAGTCCAGGAACGCGGACCCGACCCCGTGCACGTCCTCGGTGAAGGCCACGGCCGCCTCCAGGCGCTCCGCGAGCGCGTCGTCATCCCGGGTGTCGCCATCCGGGATGGACAGATCGTCGCGGAGATCCTGGAGGATCGGCGGCCAGGCCATGATCAGGCCGCCGCCGTGATGGCGATGCGCTTCACGCTCTTGCCGCTGTACTTCACGTAGGTGGCCGTGTAGCCCCAGACACCCACGCGGATGGTCTCGGGGCCGGTCACCTCCTCGTAGCGGAAGCGCATGACCGCGCTCTCGAACAGAAGCACGTCCTGAGCGCGCGCGACCAGGATGGACTCCGGGTACTGGGTGATCCCGTCCGAGGCGATGATCGGGAGGCCCTCGAACCGGCCGTCGGTGTCCACCTGGCCCTGGCCGATGATGTTCACCGGGCCCGCGGAGTCCGGCGGGACCAGCGGGCGCCCGGTGGAGTCCTTGATCTTGAGGAGCGAGCCGTAACGCTGCACCGAGGAGATCAGGACGTTGGCCGGGAGCTTGCGGGCCATGCGGACCGCCAGCGCGGTGTCGATCACGTAGTCACCGATGAACGTGGCGTCCGTCGGGTCCAGGCCCGCGGTGTAGGCCGCCTCGGTGGCGTACGTCTTGGTCGCCGTACCGGCGGAGGTGATCATGGCCGCGATGACCTTGCCCTCCACCTTGGCGTCGAACACCTCCAGGAGGTCGGTGTAGATCAACTGGTCGATGGCCGGGTCCGACATGTCGAACATCTGGCGCGAGAAGTTCTGGGCGCCCGAGGTGACCCGCGGGGTCACGGTGTCCACGTCGGTGTCGAACGCGTCGGTCTGCGGCACGGCGTCGTTCTCGTTCGCCTGGTCCGCCACGACGTTGTCCGTGCCCGCGGTCTGCTTGGGCATGGACATCGGCCGCGGGTCCGACCCGAGGTCGATGTGTCGCACGGCGTTGGCCGCCCGGCGGCCCTGGCGCGCGAACGGCGCGTACTCGTCGGTCAGCCACTTAGGCGGGAGCAGACCCACGCCCTCGTTCGGCAGGTCCAGGGCGCGGTTGTGCTCGGTGAGCCGGTCCCGGCTCGCCTTGTCGTTGAGCACCTCGGCCCGGAACCGGTCGGCGAACCACGAGTTGCGGCCACCCTCGCGCACGGCGCGGTAGTGGCCGGGGTCGCGGTGGCGGACCTGGGCGTTGCCGGACAGGCGCTCGCCGTTGCCGGTCTCGGCCGCGTTGCGCTCGCCGGTCTCGCCCTCGGCCCCCTGCTCGCCGCGGAGGGACGCGTCCAGGGCGTCCACGTCGCGCGAGCGGGTGATGTCCTCGGAGAAGGCCTGGAGCTGAGAGGCCAGGTTCTCCGCGGAGGTGCGGTGGGCGGTGAAGGTGGCGAACTCCTCGGTGGTGAGTCCGCGGTTCTCGTTCGCGGCCCGGTCGGTCAGGGTCCGCATGGCCGCGGTCTCCTGGTCGTACTGGGCCCGAGTCGCCACGACGTGGCGGGGGAGCGTGCTGGCAGGCACGGGAACTCCTCGGTCGGAATGGACTGGAATGCACGTCCACGGGGTGCCGTATTCCGACCGGGGATGCCGAACGCGGAAGCCGCGCCGGGGGTGCCGGGAACCGAACCGGGAAGCCGGGCTAGTCGTGCGGGATCTTAGCGGTTCTGATCCGCAAACAGAACGGCCGGGTGGGACTGGAACTCGGCGAGGCTACGGCGGACCAGGTCCGGGTCCACGTAGGACTCCTCGGTCTCGGAGCGCACGCCCGCGACCACGGCCCCGCGCCCGTAGGCGCCGCGCATGACGATGGCGGTCTCGAACGCCTCGGCCCGGGTCCGGATCACCGTCCCGTCCGTGTCGGCGCGGGACCAGCCCTGGCGCACCCGGAAACCGATGCTGAGTTCGTCCAGGACGCCGTCCCGGACCAGGGTCAGGGTCTCGTCCCCGGCCGGGGTCTGGGAGACGCGCAGAGCGACCCACAGGCCCTCCGCGCGCTCCTCCATCGCCACGGCGCGCCCGATCACGGTCCCGCCCTGGCTCTCGTGGTTGCGGGTCAAGGCCATCCGGTAGGCGGGCACGGCCGTGGCCGAGGCCCGGCCGCGCTCCGCCGTGCGGATCTGGTCGGCGAACGAACCCGGGATGAACATCTCGGTCAGGTCGTCGGTGATCCGCTGCCGGACGTTGTAGGGCACCGCGATGCCCTCGATCGTCCGGCCGTCCCCGCTCTCCGCGGCGCGGAAGCCGAGGCCCTCGGCCGAGCGGTAGAGGTGCTCCACGGTGCCCATCAGTCAGTCCTCCTCGGTGGACGCGTTCTCGGGCGCGTCCGGGTAGTAGCCCGCCGGGGTCCGGTGGGTCCGGAACCCGTCCTCGTCCCGCTCGCCGCCGGGGCGGTCCCCGTCGATCACCTCGGACAGGTCCGAGGGGCGGGCCTTCTCGTGATCGAGCGGCTGGCCCTTCCACTCGTTCGGGCCCGTGATCGGGCCGCCCGTGTGCGGACCGGCCGCCGCGCGGACCTCGTCCTCGGCCGGGGTCTTGTCCTCCCGGGTGGCCACCTCGGACTTGTCCTCGCGGACCTCGTCCTCGGCGTGCTCGGGCTCCTCCGCCTGGTGGCGGTTCGTGGTCGGCATGATCGTTACCCTCCTCATCCTGCGGGGGAGATCCCCGAGGTCTGCGGACTCGCCATCGCGGCCAGGAGCGCGCGCGCGAGCGCCGGATAGTCCAGGTCCCCGACCGGGGTCCCGGGTGCGGCCACGTTCTGGACCGCGGCCTGGAGTGCGTTCGCCACCTGGCCCGCGTAGGCCGCCGCGTCCCGGGCCGCCGCCGCGTTGTCGCGGGCCTCCACGGCACGGTCCCGGGCGTTCGCGCCGTGGGTGGCGGCCCATCCGAGCATGGCGAAAGCCGGTTGCGCCGGGAGGTTGGGTCCGTAGTAGTCCGGAATCCCGTAGGTCCAGATCCGGCGGATATCGTCGTCGGAAAGGGGCATGTCCTCGTCCTCGGTCGAATCGGGAGAAACGGAGACCCCGCGGAGGAGGAGTTCCCATTTCTGAATCTTGGGCGCGGATTTGTCTCCGTAGGCCTGGGCGGGCGAGTTCGGATTGTTCACCGCGCCCCCGCCGCCGTTGTAGGCGACGAATCCGCCCCGCACGCCGTAGCGCCGGATGTGGCCCGCGAGCGTCGCGAACCCGACCCGCATGTTGATCAACGGATCGTGCGCGCCGCCGAGCCGGTCCGCCTGGGCCTGGTAGTCCTCGGCGGTGAGCTGGGTCGGCCCGACGCCCTGGCGGGTCACCTTGCCCGCGGCGAGGGCGGTCCGGTACGCGCGGTAGTTCGCCTCGGTGACCGGGCCGCCGAGGGTGTAGATCCCGAGGGTGACCGCCGAGGCGCCACGGTCGCGGCCCCACACGTTGTAGCCGCCCGAGGACTCCAGTTCCAGGACCGTGCACGCGTGCGGGAGCGCGAGCCCGACCGAGGCCGCGATCCGGACCACGTCCTCCGCGCGCTGGATTCCGCCGCGCGCGAGGATCTCGCCCGCCGCGCTCATCCCCTGCCCACCGGGTTCTTGCCCTTGCGCTCGCCCGGCCAGATCCCGAAATGATCATGGAACCACTGGGCGGCCGTGCGCTTGGCCTTCCCGGCGGGCATGTACTTGAGGAGGTGGTGGTAGAGCGCGGTCCACGGGTGCGCGTTGGTCGCCCACTTGGCCAGACCCGGCCCCGCGAGCCAGTACGCCTTGAGGTTCGCCCCGTCGGCGGCGCGGACCAGGAGGTCCATCGCGAGCGCGTCACCCTCGCCGGACAGGTAGTCGCGCTCCAGGAACTCGGGCTCGGGCTCGGGCCAGAGGTCGGCCCGCGCGGCGGCCTCGTTCGCGTCCTGCGGCGCGTCCGGCACCTTGCTGGCACCCGAGGCCGCGCCCGCCTTGCTCGGGCGCCCTGGGCCGTCCTGGGCGGGCGGCGCGGGGGGCTTGGGGATCACCTCGTCCCGCTGCTCGGGGGTGAGCGGACGGGCGCCTTCCTTGGCCCGGACCTCGTCCCGGGTGAGGAACCCGTTCGTGATCGCCACGCCGTAGGCCTCGAACCGGGCCGCGAGGTCACCGCGCTGGATCTCGTCCAGGTCCGCCTTCACGTACCGTCCGCGCGGACGCGCGGACGTGAGCACCTGTTCAAACCGCGCGAAGTGCTCCATCATGCTGAACTTGAGCAGGTTGGACGCCTGATCAACCACGTTGGCGTAGGTGCGCGTGGTCTGGGCGGCGCCGACCCACGAGGGGTCCAGGCCGAACAAGAGGGCCTGTTCCACGAGCGAGAGGTTCCGGCCCTCGATCAACTGGGACTCGTCCGGCGTCCAGGCCAGGGGCGTGATCTTGGTCCCGGGGTTGAGCACCATCGGGGAGCGGACGCGCTGGCTGTTCAGGTACTTGGCCTTGAGTTCGTCCGCCTCGGCCTGGGTCATCTCGGGGTCCAGGGACTCGATCACGACCGAGGGGACGGCGTGGTCCGCGACGGACGTGGCCTGGGCCTGGAGCGTCTTGGCCAGGCGGAGCGTGCCGTTCAGATGGGCCTCCAGGATGCCCATCCCGCGCAGGTCCCCGGGCCGGTGCATCCCCTTCACGTGCATGACCTCGGACGGGGCGAACACCCGGCGGCCGATCCGGTAGCGGATGGCCCCGACCGGCCAGCCGGGCTCGGGGGTGTCCACCCACTCCACCATCACCTGGTCGCACGGGATCGGCAGGATCGCGGTCGGGTAGCCGTCCGCGCCGAACGAGGCGTAGATACCGATCGCGTTGCCGTGCCAGACGTAGTCCAGGAACCACCCGGTGAGGGTGTCCACGCGGGCCTCACGCGGGTTCGGCTGCTCCAGGATCGGGGGCCGGGGCGAGACCTTGTCCGGCGTGCCGTCCACCGTGCGGAACTCGTCCCAGGGGACCGTGGCCAGGATTCCGGCGAGGAGGTGCGCCGAGCGCCAGGCGCCGGGCAGACCCATCCCGCCGCGGTAGGACTGGTCCGAGTCCCAGTCCGAGAACATCCCCGGCCCGTGGTCGGTGACGATCGTCCACGGGCCCATGGTCTCGCCGGTCTCGGTGTCGGTGCCGGTGTAGACCAGCGCGCGCACCGCGACGCGGGCGCGGCGTAGCGCCACCGCTCCGCGCGAGGGGACGGCCGGGAGGTTGCGGGCCATGGTCAGTCACCGTCCAGGGGGGAGCGCGGGGCGTGCCGGTTCGGGCGCCGGACCACGACCTGGACCGGGCGCGTGAGCCAGGCCAGGACAAGGAGGATCAGCACGACCAGGCCGCCGTAGAACATGGCGGTCTCCCATCCGGACGCGAGCCCGGCGCCGACCACGAGCGCGGCCAGGCCCAGCGCCATGCCCACGCCGTAGACCCACGAGCGGATCACGTCCAGATCCCCTCGTCCGCACTCGGCCAGTCCGGAGTGGACGGCCAGATGATGATCACGAGATGCACTAGAAGATCCTCGCCTTGACTCGGGCGGCCGGGATCGGCAGACGGCGGGCCAACTCCACCGCTCCCGCGACCGCGTACAGACCGGACACCCGGCCGACCCCGCGGCGGGCGAACCGGCGCCCGTCGCCCTGGTCTTTCCACTCGGCGGCGGCCACGTGGGCGTCCAGGAGCGGGTCCCCGGGGTGGCGGAGGAGCCGGGCCTCCACGACGGTCGCGAACCCCTCGCAGATGGCCGGGTAGTCGCGCCCGGACAGGTCCACGAGCCCGGGGCCCGCCTCGGTGCGCTCCAGGCCGGTCGCGGTCATCTGGCGGATACCGAGGACGTCCGCGGTGTCCAGGGCGCGGAGTTCGGCGCCGATCTGCTCCCCCGGACCGCCCGGGTACCAGCCGACCGCGCGCGGGCGGTGGACCTGGAACCGGTTCCCGATCTCGCGCCGGGCGTCCACCACGCGGTCCCAGGACTTCACGACCTGGCCGAGGAGGCGCCCGTCGTCCAGGGGTGCGCACGCGCCCAGCACGGTGTAACCGTCGGGCGCGACGTCCACGCAGTAGGTCAGCCTCGGGCGCCAGGGTGCAAGGTCCAGGCCGCCGTCTTTGCACAGGCCCCAGGCGTGCGGGTCGATCGCCTGATCGAGCGCGGCCACGCGCTGGCACAGGTTCTCGGTCCGCCAGTCGGTGATGGACGAGGTGGCCCGCATCGTGCGCAACTTGGCCCAGGTGATGGTCTTGCCCAACCCCGGGTTCGCCTGGGCGATGGCGTGCGGGTCGTCGGGGTCGCACCCGTCCGGCGCGCTCCACTCGCACAGCATGAGGTCCGGGTCCGAGCCCGCGAGCGCGGCGGCGCGGAGCGCGTTCAGGACCACGGACTGGTCGTCGCCCTGATTCGAGATCCCGACGATCAGCGCGTTGGACCGGGCCATGGTCGTGTTCGCGAGCGCGGCCCAGGCCTCGGTGGTCCGCTGCTCCCGCAACTCGTCCATGATCAACAGGTCCACCGAGAGCCCGCGGCCCGCCGAGCGGGTGGCCGCGCTGATCATGTACCGGCGGTAGCCCGCGATCGTCAGGCACTGCTCGCCGTTGGTTCGCCGGACGTCCACGATCTCGGGCTCCAGGGCGGGCGTGTTCTCGGCCAACTGGACCGCGCCTTGCCAGGACTCGCGCGCGATCTTGAGATCCTGGGCCACGCCGAGGACAAGGAATCCATGCTTGAGATAGAGGAACCACAGAGACACGACCTTGAGAAGTGTCGTCTTTCCGTTCTGTCGGGCCACCAGCGTGAGAATGGTGGAGAAACGGAACGATCCATCCGGATTCAGCTCTAAAGCGTGGATAAGCCACCACTTTTGCCAACCGAGGAGTTCGATTCCGAGAACGTCCTCTGAGAAGGCGATGGCCTGGAATCCGAGCGTGGTCCCGTGATCGTGGGCGCATCCGCACCCACACGGACCCGGCCTGCCGACGACCTTGGGCGGGGTGAACAGACGCGGCACCGCCGAGCCCGAGATGTCGGCGAGGGAGTCCAGATCGGACAGGACGGCGGTCATCGGCGCGGCCCCCGGGACAGCGCGGCCAGGGTGACCAGGACCCCGCCCAGGCTCACGAGCCCGACCCCGTAGCCGACCATGACCGCGATGGCCGGGACGTCGGTGGGGGCCAGGACCAGCACGCCGCACGACGTGAGGACCAGGCCCGCGAACAGGAGCGCGAGACGCAGAGCCGGGGTCACGCCTTGCCGCCCTGGTGAAGGCGGAGGTTCCCGAGGGCGGCGGCGCCCGCGTCGGCCGGTCCGGACCGGCTCTTGGGTCGATCCTTGCGGGTCGCGGTCATCTGGGTGAGCACGGTCTGGAGCGAGCGCCCGATCACGACCACGGCGTTGCGCGAGGACATCGCGGCGGCCAGCGCCTCCACTCGTTCGTAGAGCGCCGAGTCCGTGCCGTGCTCCCGGCGCACGTCCTGGACCAGGCGTCGCGCGCGAGCCTCGGCCGCCGCCGCGTGGTCGATCTCGTCCGCGTACCGACGGGCCAGGGCAAAGGTGGCCTCGTCCACCGGCTCGCCCTCCAGGGCGCCGATGGTGGCCTCTACGGCAGTCCGAACAGGACCGTGGTTCTCGGACACGTGGGGAGCGTTTCCGATCGTGGGGAGCGAACGGGTCCCGGGAATGCTACCGGGACACCCTCGGAAATGGCACCGCGCCCCGTTCCGGTGGACCAGGACCAGAACGAGGCGCGGCGTTTGTGGGGATGGCAGTCAGTGCCCCGGGGTGTCCGGGTCCACGGGCCGGACCGCGGTCAGGTCGTCCACGGTGGACGTGCTCTGGACCGTGATCGTGGTCGGCGCCGTGGTGACCAGGGACGCGCTCTCGGGGTTGGTCACCCCGCGCGCCGCCAGGCCCTTGAGGAGGGACAGGAGCATGCCGCCGAGGAACAGACCGAGGGCCGCCCGCCAGTCCAGGGACAGGAGGTTGAGCGCGTCCAGGCCGTAGGCGGCCAGGACGGACTGGGCGCCCGTGGAGATCATGCGCTCCGCGAGGTCACGCCAGTAGGCAGAGGTGAACACGGGGCGGAGGATAGGGCGCAGACGGTAACGATCAGGACACCGTGAGAGATGTCCGACTCCTGAGCAACCTTAGAGCCGATCGGTCGTTAGGCCTTGTCCGGCGCGCACCGCTTGCACCCGCCGCACGCCGAGACCCACGGGCCGTCCGGGGTCGGGATCGTGACCGTGCCGCTACCGTCGCACACCGGAGCCCCCTCGGGCCCGCCCCAGACGCTCGCCAGGACTCGGAACCACCGGTCCGGTGTTCCTGGAGCGGCGGACCTCCAGAGCGCGCTCACGGACGCTCTCAGACGGCCTCGGGTCGCTGATCACGCCCTGGCGCGCGAGCTGCTCCAGGAACGGCCGCGCGGCGTTAAGCGCCTCGCCGAACGCCCGTCCCATCTGTCGGGCCACCTCGGCCATGCCCTCGGCGAACGAGCGGACGGCCTCGGTCAGCGCCTCCACCGTCGGGCCGTTGATCCGGGTCCAGACCTCGCGCGCCTCGTCCGGAGTGAACGGGCGCCCCGAGGTGGTCCAGACCTCCACCGGAGCGCCCGTGGTCGCCACGTCGCCCGCGTAGCTGTACGTGGCTCGCTCGTAGTCCACCTCGGCGAACTCCAGCGGGTCCGCGCTCGCCCACATCCGGATGTCCGGCGCCTGCGGGACCGCGACCGTCACCCCGGTCATGCCCGAGACCTCGATCGTGGACCCGTCCATCGGCCCGCCGTAGAGGTAGACCTGGCGCCCCTCGGGGCGGCGGATGCCGTTCGGGAACTCGGGCGCGTACTCCACGGAGCGGGCGAACGGGAGGCCCTCGTCCCGGATCTCGGCCGAGATCCCCTGGCCGCTCCACCGCGCCCGGGACTCCCAGCGGAGCCCGCGCTGGTCCTCCTCCACCACCCACGGGTCCACCTCCTCGGCCCCGTTCTCGCGCGCCTCGCGGCACTGCCCGCAACCGCACCCGCGGAGCGCCTGGGACGGCGGACCGATCACGAGCCCGTCCCCAGTGACGGGCTCGCCCCAGGACAGCGGCGAGGAGACCAGGGACGGGTTGGGCGCGAGGTTGCCGGACTCCACCCGCACGCCCCGGCGCTCCTGGGCGCGGATCTCCGCGGTCTCCCGGCGGGTCTGCTCCAGTTGCCACCCGCGATCGTCCGCCTCGTCCGCGACGTGGGCCGGGGTCGCGCCGCGGAGCCAGGACAGGTCCGCCAGCGGGTCGTCCGAGTCCTCGGGCCCGGGGTCGGCCGGGACGATCATGAGCGGGAGAGCGGCCTCGTCAAGGGCGTCCTGGGCGGCCCGGTAGAACTCGGGAGTCAGGCCGCTACTCACCCTCGGCCGCCTTCTCCACGAGCGCCAGGGCGCGGAACACGCGGCGCCGGGTGGCCGTGGAGTTCAGGCCCTCGGCTATCTCGTCCCGGTACGCGGTGACCGCCTCCACGAGCCCGTCCAGGGCCAGCATCGGGGGCGTGGCGGCCATCCGGGCGTGTAGGTCCGCCACGATCTCGGACGCGAACTCCACCGCGGTCCGGCGCGTGAGGTCGTCCGCGTTCGGGTCCTGGCCGTCGGGTTCGAAGTAGCCGCGCGCGCACTCCTCCACGAACGGCCGGACCATGGCCACGTGATCGGCCTGGGTCTTGGTCATGATCATCTCCTCGGTCGGGTGCTGACTCACTCACCGTAACAAGACTCGGTCACCCGTGCAAGGTAACGGAGCGTATCTGGAGTGCGAGAATCAATTCTTTTCCATTCTATCGTCCTAGCTACACTCTGTGATGGCCGAAACTTTCTCGTGTGCAAGCCTCTGACCTGCGGATATGACGGAAAGTAGTTGGGGTCCAGGCCTTGACACGCGGGGGGAGAGATCGACACGTACTTGGGTCTACCGGGGGTGGCCATTCCTGGGAAAAAAACGAGTCCGATGATCATGCTTCTGACCTGCGGAAACGTCCCGACCTGGGTAGGGGGGTGGGGTATTCTACAGAATTGCGCAGAAATTGCGAAATTGAGCCATTAATGGCGCATGCACACGACCTCATGATCACTACACTACGTAGTACGTGCAGGTCAGAGCCATGATCATGCGATGTATCCACATACTAATCCACATATCCACATGTCCACTACTGTATGTAGTCATATCCATATCACTGCACGTACACGCACACACCCACGTGCACATACACACACAGTGACCATGCCCCATATGCACACCCATGCATATGACCCCTACCACCACGAGGTCCCTTGGGATGGGGGGTCTGGCCTGGCGTCCCTGCCCTTGGTCGCACGGTTGCACTTGCCCATGTGCTCGGGCCCTCTGTAGATCGACCGGTCCACGTCGTCATGGCCCAGGTCCCACTCCTCGCCCTTGCCGATCAACTGGCCGCAGCGCCAGCACGTGACCCCGCCCGCCTCCACGGCGGGGCGGAGCCGTTCGCGAAGGGCTCTGTGCGCGGCCCCGTAGCCCCGCCTGGCGGCCGAAGGGCGTCCCCGAGGGTCTCTGTACCCGCCAGGAGGTCGGCGAGGCTTAGAGGCCATCTCAGGCCGCGTTCCCGACCGAGACCGAGAACGGCGCTCCGCTCTGGGCCTCCAGGACGTCCTCCGCCTCCACGACCACGGTCCCGATCCCGGGCGTGAGCACGAACGCCGTCCTCCGGTTCTGGGTCCACCCGAGGACGAACCCGTAGCACCGGCCCCGGGTCTCGAACCGTCCTCCGCCCTCGGTCTCCCGGTAGCGCGAGAACGCGATCTTGAGCGCGTAGTCCTGGGTGATCATTTTCTTCTCCTCATTCCTGATCTTGGCTGGCCCCCGTTCCGGGTCGCCGGTCCGGTCTCCGCCTCCTCCCCTTAAGGGGGAGGCGGACCGGCGGACCGGGGCTCGGACCGGACCGCGGACCGGTGCGGACCGGTGCGGACCGCCGCAGGTCAGAGGGTGGACCGGCCTGCGGACCGCGATCATGAAACCGCTCGGACCGGACCGGCCCTTTTCATGAT